TTGTTAGGAGAAATAAAATGGTTGTTAAGGTGCGCAAAGTTGATGGTTATCGCGTTTCTCACGGCGGCAAGGTATCTGCCAAGAGTACAACTAAAACTAAAGCTAAAAGGCAGACCAGATTATTGCGGGCAGTTTCTCACGGTTGGAAGCCAACAGGTAAATCTGCAAAAAGAAGGAAGAAATAATGGTAGAAGATAAAAGTACGAAGCAATCCATAGACCTAAACGAACCAATTAAAGATAAAAACGGGAAAACATGGGGACAGAAAAGAGACGAAATAATCATTAGTTTTGTAGAAGGAGAAAAAGTAGAAGATTTTTATGAGTAGGCAATATAATGGCAGAAGATAAAGACAGAGCGATAGAATTATTGGCAGTATATGACAACGAATTCAGGAAGGACTCTAACTTCAGGAACATTTACCAGGAGGTTGCTGATGTAATGTTCCCTCGTGAGAACCAGATAACTACAACTCGTGCAAAGGGCGCTGTTATAGGCAGGGAGATCGTAGATACTACCGGCATTACCGCGTCTATTGATATGGCTGCTGGTCTGTCAATAAACTTATTTCCTCCGAATGATAAATTTTACAATATCATAATGGAGGATGCAGAGTTAAATAAAATAGATGCTGTTAAAAGGAAACTCGGCCAGATAACAGAAATATCTCACGAAAAAAGAGCGAACTCCAACTTTATGCTACAGGCCAATGAGACATTAAGGTCGCTCGGCACTTTCGGGACTGGCAATATGTTCTCGGAATGGAAACCAGGTATTGGTCTCAACTACAAAGATTATGATATTGGTATGTACACCTTTCTGGAAAATGACCTCGGTCTCGTAGATACTATGATGATAGAGTTCCCTTTTACAGCTAAACAGGCTTTTCAAAAATGGGGCGATGAAGCTGGCAAAACTGTCTTAGAGAAAATGAAAGACCCCAAGACAAGTAGCGACGAGTTTAAGTTCGTATGGATAACAAGACCGAGAGACTTAGCCAAACAAAAAGGTGATGACAAATTAGGAATGCCGTTCGAGACTTTCTTTATTTCGCGAACCGACAAGATTGTTGTCGAAGAAGGTGGTTACCCTGAATTTCCGTTCCAGGTTCCCAGATGGACTAAATCATCTGCTGAAAAATGGGGCAGGGGCGTTGGTACAATTGCAGTCGGTGTGGTAAAGACTCTACAAACACAAAGATATGCTCTGACAGATTGTGCCGCTCTTCATAACAATCCGCCAAAAGAAGTTTTAGAAAGTTTCGAGCAAGAGGTCAGGGTAAGGCCGGGCGATCTTAACTTCGTTTCAGAGATGAACTCGATACAGGCTATACAACAGCAGGCTCTTGGCAATTTTGTTATCACAAAAGACATTCTCGAAATGGACCAGAACACTGTTCGTAAGATGTTTTACAACGACGCATTTAATCAACTTGAGCAGTTAAAAGGAGACCGTCGGAACGAACTTGAAATAAGGTCAAGGCTTGCCGAAGGATTGAGGAAACTTGTTATGCCGGTCGGTAGAATCCAGGCCGAATGGTTGACAGGTCTGGTTAAGAGAGACATTGGCTTACTTACAAGGAATGGTGTGTTTGGCGACATCAACGAATTTCCGCCGGAAATGAGAGGCAGAGCTTTTAAGGTGGAATATGTAGGCAGACTTGCTCTTGAACTACAAGCTGCTCAATCGATGGGATGGTTAAGATGGATACAGGAAGGCATAGATATTGAATCTATGATTCCTGGTACTCTTGACAATGTTGACGTCGATGGTGGTTACAGGCGTAGAGGCATTACGCTTGGTGTGAGCGTTGAGGATATGGCCTCTGAAGAAGAACGAGATGAGAAACGCAGGTTAAGGGCTGAAAAAGAAGCGGAACGAAAGGCCTTGGAAATGGCACAACTTGCGGGTCAGGCGTATCCTGGTGCAACAAAAACGCCGGAAAAAGGTAGTCCGGCAGAGGCTTTAATGAAAGCATAAAAAATGAAAAAAAGCATTGGTGCAAAAATAAGGTTTACGGATGGGCACGAAGAAAGATTTGAAGGTGTAACTGATATTAGTTGGCGTGAGAATTATATTGTACTTAGTAGAGAAATAAAAACTGCGGAATTAGACGCCGTTGTTTCGGTAGACAGGAAATTTGTTATAGGAGTTTTCGATATTTACGAAGAAAAACAGAAAGAATAAAAAATGACAAGAATGAATTTAGTAAAACAAAGGTTGGCAGAAGAAAAAGAAGCACAAAGAGCGAATCAGTTCCCAAGGCAGATGGCAACTCCAAAGGAGGCTAAAAAAGATGAGGACAGACCCGAAAACACAGGAAATGTTAGCGAAAAGACAGGAGAAACAGAAGGAATTAGCGATAGCGTTCCAACACCTGTTCGCAAGTGAAAATGGAAAGGTGGTTTTAAGCGAACTAAGTAGAATGTGCAAGGAGAATAAACCTACTTACGTTGACCAGAACCCTAATGGTTCTGCTTATCACGAGGGACAACGCTCGATTATTCTCGGAATAAGAAGTCAGTTAAACAAAACATTTA